GGATTCGTGAACATTCAGAACACGAAAAAAGATATTCTTTTTATGTTGATAACTGGCTTATAAAACAAGCTATTCTGGACACTAAGAAAAAAGAAATGACATTTATTAAAGGTATATTTATTCCTAATAATAAGAGCCAAATCTGGAGGAATGGTAAAAGAGAGCTTGAGATTTTCCAAACAATGACCAATGGAGATTATGACAAAGTTAAAAACTTTTATCTTCCGCAAGAGGTGGCGGAATGACATACCCCACAAAATTTCAAAAGTTATGCCTACTTATAGCTTATGCTTTGATTATCTTTTACTTCTGTAATAGATAGGAAACCGACTCCCTCCCTAAACCCTCCTCGATTAATTTCTTGGAGGGTTTTTCTATGCAATATAATTATAAAAGCTAAGATCCACCACGAAATATAATTACGAATGGGAGCTGATAAATTCACGAACAAATTACAAAAAAAGTGCTTTATATGTAATAATATTAGGTCTTATAAATAGACCTAGATTAATCAGATCATATTGAAATCTAAGGACATTCCTGGCGAGTATCTTTTCTATATGTTTTAGAAGATACACCACACCGCCCCCAACACAGCCCCAAAAATATCAGCGAGTGCTGCGCTTTATTTTAAGAGCCATAGAGAAAGAGTTTTATATATTCAGGTAGTATTATAGCCCTAAAAAAAATTGTTCTTTAGAAAAGAACCAAAGTGAAGGTATTTCCAAATGAATTGGAAATGCTTTATTAATCCTTGTTGACAGTCATAGGCTAAATTTAAATCGGTTACTCGGCACGTATGGACCACTACCCCCACCCCACACCCCTATATACACAGATGCCAGATTTTTATTTTTTTTTAGTTGGTTGAGAACGAGTCGCAACTAGTTTTGCCTACCCTTATATACCCCATAAAAAAACCCCCAGAGGATATCTGAGGGGATTAATTGCCTACACCTATACTATATATATATTAGCCCTGGCGGACTAATCCTATTGTACACCCAGATAACGAACTTGTCAAGAAGAAAAAATAAATAGTTGACAGAAGCCCATATATAGAGTATAATAAGGAGTATGAAGGGGGTCACTAGGGGGGTATGCCCAAGTAGGCAAAACCGACCACAAGAGTGCTTGCAAGCCTTGTAGGAAAATGCAATGTTTTTCTTACCCCCCATCCTTCATATAGGAAAAAACAAAGGAGAAAGATATGGCACCAAGAAAACCACTAAGCGGTGATATGTTTAATCGGAAGAAGATTAAAGAAGTTAAGAAAAAGATTAATAAAATAGAAAAGAAAAAATCTTTATCAGATTTGGATAAGGATAAGCTAGAAAAGTTTAAAGCTATGCTTGCTACAACTATGGCAGAAGTACAACAAAGACAAGATAGATTATCTGATGAGGATTTAGAAAAAATGATAGAGTTTATGCCCAAAGCAGATAGACCTCTGGAAGCAAAGAGGGGACCTATTGCTGATCGGAAAAAAGGTGGCGGTAAAGTCTATGCTTCTCAAAATAAGAAGTATGGTGGCGGTATCTATCCAAAGATGGGGAAATAATATGTCAAAACCAGGTTTATATGCAAACATACATGCAAAGCGTCAAAGAATCAAAGATGGTTCTGGCGAAGAAATGAGAAAAGTAGGCGATGAAGGTGCACCTACTAAAAAAGATTTTGTAGAATCAGCTAAGACAGCTAAAGCCATGTATGGTGGTGAAATGAAAAAGAATATGAAAAAAGGCGGTCCAGCCAATAATAAAGGACTTAAAGCACTAGTAGCTGCAGGTCAAGGGGATGTAGTCGAAAGCATGGGCTTTGATCTACAGAACTTAGGACATGGTGGTAACGTCTGTTCTAATAGAAAAAAAATGATGTATGGTGGTGCTGCTAAAAAGTATACTGGAGAAGATATGAGATATGGTGGAGGAGTTCCTTATCCTCGTATGCCAGACTCCGATGACTAATGGCGGCTAAAAGAAAAAAAGCCAAACCTATCAGAAGAACCACTGGTAAAGGTGGAAACTACAGACCCACTAAGAAGGGTGCTGGAATGACGAAGAAGGGCGTAAAAGCCTACAGGAAGAAAAATCCTGGTTCTAAACTGAAAACAGCAGTGACTGGTAAGGTGAAGAAGGGCAGCAAAGCTGCTAAGAGACGTAAGTCTTATTGTGCAAGATCGCTAGGACAACTGAAAAGAAGTTCAGCCAAGACAAGAAACAACCCTAATTCAAGGATTAGACAAGCAAGGAGAAGATGGAAATGTTAACAGAATACAGAACAAACACAAAAGTAATCACATACCCTATGTTTCCTATAGAGAGAAGTCTTGAAAAGAAATACAGAGGTATTGCCTACCCTAAAAAACAGATTACACATATAAGTTACAGATTAGGCAGATACAGAGGTATAGAGCATGAGGTTACTGTAAAGTCCTAATGCTATTACCTGAAAAGAAAAAATCAAAAGAACTCACCGAGAAACAACAAGGTTTCTTAGACGCATACTTTGCAGAGGGTGAGAAAACCTTTGGGAACATAACCCAAAGTCTATTACATGCAGGCTATTCAGAGACCTCTAGGTCTTCAGTGTCAAAGGCTATGCGACCTCACATAATAGAAAGAGCAAAAGAGTTGTTAGCAACGACAACAGCCAATGCAGTAGGACAAATAAAAGATGCACTATCTGGTGGTAATGATGAACCTATCGCCAGACAGAAACTACGATTTGAAGCAGCAACAGACATCTTGGATAGATGCGGTATATCTAAACGACAGGAAATTGTATCAGAGAACAAACATGTACATGCTGTTGTATTGCTACCTGCTAAGAAAGCAGAAGCTATAGATTTATCAGATGTTGAGGCTGAAGTTGTCAGAGGGTAAGAAAAAAGGAAGACCTAAATTAAAGGCAGGAGAGAAAGGTAGATATAACCTTTCAGGAAAAGAAAAAGCTCGTAGAGCTACTATGGCACAGATTCGCTATAGAGATAAAAAAATAAAGAAGCATACGAACCAATTAAAGAGGCAGAAGCAATTAAAGAAAGAGAAGATAGAGAAGTTCAAGACGCTGGACAAGGGTCTGCAGGGAAAAGCTGCGATACCCCAGGATGTCCTTGCGGATGCACCAACTGCGGTGAAGGAACTTGTTGCGGACAGGGAAGTTGCGTTCAATCCGAATCAGGGTCCTCAGACTGAGTTCCTAGCAGCTCCTGAAAGAGATGTTCTTTATGGAGGTGCAGCAGGTGGAGGTAAATCCTACGCCTTACTTGCAGATGCATTACGATATGCCCACAACCCAAATCATAGAGGGTTGCTTCTCAGAAGAACATTGGGCGAACTAACAGAGCTTATAGATAAAAGTAGGCAATTATATTTAAAGGCTTTCCCAGAAGCTGTTTTTAAAGAAAGTAAATCGACATGGATATTTCCATCTGGGGCTACGATTTTATTTTCATATTTGGATAGAGATACAGATGTTACAAGATATCAAGGACAAAGTTTTAACTGGATTGCAATCGATGAAATCACGCATTACCCAACTCCTTACGTTTGGGAATACCTTCGTTCAAGATTGCGTACAACGGATCAAAGCATTATACCTTACATGCGTTGCACAGCTAACCCAGGTGGAGTCGGTGGTTGGTGGGTTAAAAAAATGTATATTGACCCTACCAAGTCAAATACTCCTTTCTGGGCTAGGGATGTTGAAACAAATAAAATCTTACGTTATGGGTCTACTAACCCAGACAAAGCAGGAAGACCCCTCTTCCAGCGAAGATTCATCCCAGCAAGATTAACGGACAATCCATATCTTATAGCTTCAGGGGAATACGAAGCTATGTTGAACTCTCTACCAGAGGTAGAACGTAGAAGATTATTAGAAGGAGACTGGGATGTCACGGATGGTGCAGCGTTTGCTGAGTTTGATAGGAGTAGACATGTGGTTGAGCCTTTTGAGATTCCTCGTTCTTGGGCTCGTATTAGGGCTGCAGACTATGGTTACTCTAGCCCTTCTTGTGTACTTTGGGGTGCAATCGATTTTGATGGTAATCTTTGGATATATAGAGAATTATATGGTAAAGGATTCACAGGGGAGCAATTAGCTGAAAGAATACTTGAGCTTGAATATGATGATCCGACAATCCAGACTGCTGTTTTGGATGAGTCCTGTTTTAGCAGAACTGGTCATGGGCTTAGTATTGCTGAGTCTATGAACAGATTGAATTTAAGATTTATGGCTTCTAACCGAGATAGGTTAGCAGGGAAAATAGAGATGCATAAACGACTAGGCGACAATGATTTAGATGAACCACGTTTACGTATCTTCAATAATTGTAAGCATTTGATTAGAACGCTACCTACATTACCTCTAAGTAAAACAAACCCAGAGGATGTAGATACAAAAGCAGATGATCATGCTTATGATGCACTACGCTATATGTGTATGACACGTTTAGTGAATAGTCCATACTATCATCCTAGATTTAGAAAACCTAGAGAATATGATAGATATGTACCCAACGATCCAAT